GGTTCGGGTGCTCAGACCATCATCGGTACGAACACCTTCTTCGCCGCAGTTCAGTCCACCTCGACCGGTAACACCGCGACGGGTAACTCGACCTCGGCCTTGGAATCGACTGTGGTGACTACCGCAGCCGCGTTCCGCGTCGTCGCGCATGTGTCGTCTCCGAGCGATGCTTACCCAGACGTTCTGGTTAAGTTTAACCCCGGCGCGCACAGCTTCACCAACGCTGTCGGTCTGTAAGGAGGGCTGAACTATGGCTATTTCACGCGCACAGGCCCTCAAAGAACTTCTTCCCGGTCTGAACGCTCTGTTCGGTCTGGAGTACAAGAAGTACGAGGACGAGCACTCGGAAATCTACGAAACCGAGTCTTCGGAGCGTTCCTTCGAAGAAGAACAGAAGCTGTCGGGCTTCGGGGCTGCCCCCGTCAAGGCCGAAGGTGCAGCGATTTCGTACGACAACGCGCAGGAAGCCTTCACGGCGCGCTATGTCCACGAGACCGTCGCTATGGGCTTCTCCATCACTGAAGAAGCGATGGAAGACAACCTGTACGACTCGCTGTCGGCTCGCTACACCAAGGCTCTGGCTCGCGCCATGGCTTACACGAAGCAGGTCAAAGCAGCCTCGCTGCTGAACACCGGCTTCAACACCTTCAAATCGGGTGATGGTGTATACCTGTTCTCGGCTTCGCACCCGACTGTTGCTGGTGGCGTCAACGCCAACATGCCGTCGGTCGCCGTTGACCTGAACGAAACCTCGCTGGAACAGGCCGTGATCGACATCGCTGCCTACACCGACGAGCGTGGTCTGCTGATCGCAGCCCGTCCGCGCAAGCTGATTATCCCGCCTGCGCTGATGTTCGTCGCCACTCGTCTTCTGCAAACTGATCTCCGCGTCGGCACCGCTGACAACGATATCAACGCGCTGAAGACCAACGGGTCGATTCCGGAAGGGTACCGTGTCAACCACTACCTGACCGACAACGACGCGTGGTTCCTGACCACGGACATCCCGAACGGCATGAAACACTTCGTGCGTACCGCGATGACCACCGGAATGGATGGTGATTTTGACACCGGCAACGTCCGCTATAAGGCTCGCGAGCGTTACTCCTTTGGGGTGTCAGATCCCCTTGGTATCTACGGTTCAGCCGGCGCGTAAGCGTTGAAAATCAAGTAGTTAAGGCCCGCTTCGGCGGGCCTTTTCTTTTGGCTTTACTACAAGTAATTTACAAGGTAGTACTAGCGCTATTAAGGCCTATATCTATGGAGGATTACCCGTGTCGAGTACCAAGAAGAAAATAGCGGTATACCGTATCGTGAATACAGTTAGCGGAACCTACTACGTAGGTAGCAGCACGAACCTGTACGAGCGGTGGCGTACCCACCGCAAAAAACTGCGGTTCGGGTCTCACCCAAACCCAAAACTGCAAGCCTCATGGCGCAAACATGGGGAAGGGGCGTTTGACTTCGTTATCCTCGCTGAGTTTACAAATACGGCGGATATGGAAGCGTGCGAAGAGGCATTACTGGCCGACTGCGTACCTGACCCCCTGTGCTGCAACCTATCATTAAGCGCTACTACGCCGTGGCGCAACAAAGGCGCGCTACATCCAAACTATGGTAAGACTCACTCGGACTCGGTGAAGCGGGCATTGCGGGATTTGGCGCTGCGCCAGTGGCGTAATTCTGACCCACGCACCGGCCGCACCCATTCTGATGAGACGACGGCCTTGATAAGTGCCAAAGTGCAAACAGCGCTCGCTGAGGGGCGGGGCGGGAAATTCATCCCTTCTGAAGAAACACGCAAGAAGATGTCCGAAGCCTTGAAAGGCAACCAGTGCGCTAAGGGGTATAAGCGTACAGATGCGGAGAAGACCGCCATAGCCACACGGATGAAGGGCAATAAAAATTGGTTGGGTAAGTCGCACAGCGCGGAGTCCCGCGCTAAGATGGGCCGTGCAGTGATAGCCACGTCTCCGGACGGAGCGGAGACCTCGTACGTAACACTAACGGCGCTGCGCAGGGCAATGGATTTAACCCCACCTACGGTTACTCGCGCACTGCAATCAGGAACCCCACTAACTAAAGGTCGCTTGCGTGGTTGGAGCTTCCGCTACGCTTAATAAGGGCCCGCTTCGGCGGGCCTTTCTTTTTGTCCGTATCTAACGTACACTGTGCGTATCCCTGACAGTCCGCATGGTGCGGCTGACACTGGCCACGACAGGAGATAATCATGGCTCAGACGACTTTTTCGGGTTCCGTCGTTTCGAATAATGGCTTCGTTGGCGCGATCAAAGTGCCCACATACACCGTAGCTTCCGCCCCCTCGGCCTCGGCCGCAGGTGCAGGTACGCTGGTTTATGTGTCGAATGGCGCTGCGGGTGCAGCTATTCTCGCGTTCTCTGACGGTACCGACTGGAAGCGTTCGGATACCGGCGGCACCATCGCGGCGGCATAAGGGTTAAACCATGACCATTAAATGGAAACCCGCAAGCGCTGAGGAGCTGGCACGTCGTGTGTCGGCTCCCGAACCGAAACCAGCCGCCCCCAAGACTACCAAGAAGGCCGCGGCGAAGTCTGAGGATGAGTGATGGGAAACCTTCGGTACAAAACCGCCGATGCTACGGTAGCTGCACATTCTGCTGCGGCAGTAACGCCTAGCGATTCTGCGGTAATCCCGGTTACGCGTGGGTTGTTTATTGGTGGCGGTGGTACGGTTAAGGTAGACATGGCTGTTGATGGCGCGGCCATCACGTTCAATGCCCTTGTGGCGGGTACTATCCTTCCGGTGCAGGTGACGCGGGTGTACTCGACAGGTACAACTGCGACCAGCATCATCGCTCTATACTGAGGATAAACGTATGCGGCTCGGCCTCAGCACTTCCCTGACGACGGTGACAGCGGGATTTAACCCGCTGTCCATCTTCGCAGCCTCCGAACCCGGCTGGATGTATGACAACAGCGATATGTCCACTCTGTTTCAGGACAGCGCAGGGACCACTCCTGTGACTGCTGTTGGTCAGCCTATTGGCTTGCAGTTGGACAAGAAACAAGGATTGGTCCTTGGGGTTGAACGCATTTCCAGCGGCGCACCAGCTATTACCGGGACAGCCACTGTTGCCACTTACAATACGTCCACTGGGGCTGGAACATGCGCTCGCGTTGATGCGGCAAATCAATCTTGGGTTCAGTTCAGTGGTTTAACTGTTGGGACGCATCGCGTTGCCATTACCAACACGGGAGCCGTAAGTCTTTTTGTTAGGGCTGGTGTAGGCATTAATGCGGTTACATACTCCGTTTCACCTGCCGCATCGGTCACAGCCAACTTTTTCGCTACATCTGGAGCATTCTCGGTTACTTGCGACGTAGGGTCCGCATCTTTTGTTGTCAACTCAGTCAAAGAACTCGCTGGCACCCACCGCACTCAATCCACCGCTGCGTCTCGCCCCACGTTTGCTCGTCTGCCTGTCACTGGGCGGCGGAACTTGCTGACGTATACGGAGCAGTTTGATAATGCGGTTTGGGTGAAGTCTGGGCTGAACACCACTGCCACGCCGCCGTATGTCAATGTTGCTGTCTCGCCGGATGGAACACAAAACGCAGATTTTATGGTTGAAGACACGGCTAACTCGCAGCACAACGTGCGTCTCTCTGCTAGTATGGCTACGTCTACAGCACACACCTATTCCTTCTATGTAAAAGCCGCTGGGCGCTCAAGTCTTACGGTGAATAGGTTTAACTCGGCTGTTGTCCCGTCCTTTACACATACGTTTACACTGAGTGGCTCCGGTTCTTCTTCAGGGGGTGCGGTAACGGCGGTTGGTAATGACTGGTATCGTTGCTCTGGTTCATTCACCACAGTTGGCGCAGGTGTTGGTGGGTTTATCATCCTTCTCTCAGACGGTTCCAGTACAACCTATACAGGAGACGGAACCTCCGGCATCTACCTCTGGGGCGCACAACTCGAACTCGGCTCCACAGCCACAAACTACCAAGCCGTGACCTCAATCTACGACATCACCGAAACTGGTGTTCAGACTGCCTATGGCCTGTATTACGATGGCGTGGATGACTTCCTTGTTACCCCGACGATCACCCCCGGCACGGACAAGGTGCAGGTGTTCGCTGGTGTGCGGAAGCTGAGTGATGCAACGCGGGCTATGGTTGCTGGACTTGGCAGTGGTGGTCCACTTGGCTCATTTGAACTATTTGCCCCTCCAGCCACGTTGAACGGCCTTCAATTCAACTCAACAGGAGGCACTGCGGTTGGTTCCGCAACTGTCTCGGGGTATGCCGCACCAAATACAAGTGTCATTACTGGTCTTGGGGACATTTCAGGTGACCGTGCTACACTACGTGTCAATGGCACTCAGGTTGCACAAGCCACCACCGACCAAGGTGCAGGAAATTATAACGCAAACATTGTCTACTTCGGTCGTCGTGGTGGCACCACCTTGCCATTCAACGGCTACACCTTCCGGGAAATCGGACGCTTCGGGCCGAACCTTGATACAGCAACGATTGCCAACGTCGAAAATTGGATCAACCAGAACACGGGGGCTTACTGATGCGGATCACTGTTTCATGCCCTGCGGCGTTGATGGAAGATGCAAACCAACTGGCCATGTGTTTGGCTTTTGGCCCAGCGGACATCAATACATATGTCGGCCTGAACTGGCAGGATGAAGGTGGCAACCTTTATGCCTCGTCGTCCTTTGAGGTGCGTACTGAGTGGATTGAAGCCGCACAGGCACCACTTTCCCGCCCCGCGTGGGACACTGACCAAATTATCAACATGGTGGCAGCAGGACGCGCACAAGCCGCTTTGGTGTTCAGCACGGAGGCAACACTTGCGTCCCCCGCTGCCATCACGGCAATCGCTGGACCGGAAGCACCTGCTGCTCTGGCAATGATGGGCTTGACGCCCAAACCGGAGGTTGAATGATGGCAAAGACCCCAGCATGGACGCGCAAGGAAGGCAAGAACCCGAAAGGCGGCCTTAATGCCAAGGGTCGAGCCTCCTACAACAAGGCCAACCCCGGGAAACCGGGGTTGAAAGCCCCGGCACCAAACCCGAAGACCGAGAAAGACGCAAAACGCAGAAAGTCTTTTTGTGCGAGAATGGGCGGTATGCCCGGACCGATGAAGGATGAAAAGGGACGACCGACCCGTAAGGCGCTGTCGCTAAAAGCATGGAACTGCTGACCTGTACCAAATGTAATGGGGCCAAACCGGCGACGTTGGAATTTTTCCCTCCGCACAACAAAAAACGGAATGGGTTAGATAGTTGGTGCCGGGCGTGCAGAGCTACATATCGTAACGCCATCAACCGGGGTCGGTTCCGTGCGGTCATACCAGATGCTGCGCTTATATCACTGAAGGCGACTACCCACGAGTGTGTTATATGTGGTAACGTAGAACCACTCGTAGTGGACCACGACCATAAGACCGGCGAGGTGCGCGGGCTACTATGCAACCACTGCAATCGCGGACTCGGGCACTTTCGGGATGACCCACAACTCCTAGAGTTCGCTAGAATATACTTACTGTCGGCGCAGGATGCACCTGAGGCGGACGCGTATTTACAGGCTATAGGGTAGGAGACGCATGATGGCAATGGGACGCGCGAGCATGGGTAAGCAGATCGCCACTGCCCGTGGCAGCAAAAACTGGGAAGGCTCCACCAAGGATATGGCGGAAGACCGCAAAATGGCTAAGTCACGCGGTATGACGATGAGCGAGTGGGAGAGCTCTGCGGCGGATAGAAAACACGACGCCAAGAAGATGGCTAAGGGTGGCATGGTCCGCGGAGATGGGTGCTGCCGCAACGGCAAAACCAAAGGGAAGATGTGCTGATGCCGCTGAACGCTAAAGGCAAGAAGATCAAGGCGTCCATGGAGAAGCAGTATGGGAAGGAGCGAGGTGACCGCATCTTCTATGCTGCTGAGAACAAGGGCACGATCAAAGGCGTAACCGCCAAGAGCAAGAAGAAGGGCAAGAAATAATGACGGTCATCGTACCCGACCTGCCGGAACTGTTCGAGGAAGCCTTTGAGCGGGCTGGCCTCGAAATGCGCTCGGGCTACGATCTAAAGACGGCCCGTCGAAGCCTTAATCTCCTGTGCCTTGAGTGGGCCAACCGTGGACTGAACTTGTTCACGATTGAGAGCGGGACGATCCCGCTTGTGGCGGGTACAGCCACCTACACGCTTCCGAGCGATACGATTGATCTGATCGAGCATCAGCTGCGTACTGGAACAGGGACTGCTCAGCAGGACACCTTCCTGAACCGCATCAGCGTATCGACGTATGCGCAGCAGACCAACAAGGCGATGCAGGCCCGCCCGACGCAGATTTATGTGAACCGCGGAGCTGTGGCTACGACGGTAACGCTATGGCCGATTCCAGACACGGTGCAGACCTATACCCTGCTGTACTACCGATTGAAGTACGTAGAGGGTCTAGCTTCGGGTCTTGGCGGAGACATGACCTCTGTCCCGCCGCGGTTTGTGCCTGCGCTCGTGTCGGGGCTCGCCTATTACATTGCGGGTAAGAAGCCCGACGCTGAAGCCCGCATCCCGCGCCTTCAAGCGGAGTATCAGATGCAGTTTGATCTGGCCGCAGGAGAAGACCGAGATCGCGCGTCCGTCATGTTGGTTCCAAGCGGAATTAGGGGGCTCTGATGCCATACGCACGTGCAAGTAAAGCCTTTGGCTACTGTGATCTAACCGGGTTTCGTTATCCGCTGAAGGACCTCGTATACGAGGTAAACAACGGCCGACGTACTGGGTTTCGCGTTGGTAAAGACGTAAACGATCCGGATCACCCGCAAAACTTTATTGGGCGGCTCAAGGTAGACGATCCACAAGCGCTGTTTGATCCGCGCCCGGATACGAGCCTGCAAGAGTCCCGCGCCCTGTGGGGTTGGAATCCGGTTTGGAACCCTGCGCAGTATATGGTAGGGTATGTCGGAACCGCCTTCGTAACTACAACTGATGGAGACTGATATGGCCACGCGCCCGAAAGCTCGCCCGGAGAACTTGAAAGCCGAATACGACCTTAACCGCGCCATGACCGGCGGTGCGGCGAAGCGTGAAGCCCAAGACCAGCGCACATTGGCAGCTCCTTCGGCCGCCCCTGCAAAGTCGAAACGTCCGTATACGCGCAGCGATTACGAGACTGACCACGCGATCAAGCAGAGCGTCAAGTACCAGAAGTGCGGCGGTTCGGTGGGTAAGATGGCCACCGGCGGTAAGGTGCGCGGTATGGGTGCTGCCAAAAAGGGCGGCGGCTTCTCGAAGAACGGGTAAGTAGATGAACTACGCCGAGCTCACTCAGGCTATTCAGGACTACACGGAGAACTACGAATCCACGTTCGTAGACAACATCCCTACGTTCGTGCAGCAGGCTGAGTTTCGTATCAACCGCTCGGTGCTGATCCCGGAGTTCCGCAAGAACGTAACCGGCACCATGACTTCTGGGAACCGGTACTTGGCTCGCCCGTCGGACTTTCTGTCGGTGTTCTCTATCGCGGTCATCAGCGCGGCTGGGGAATACACCTACCTGCTCGACAAAGACATGAACTTCATGCGGGAAGCGTATCCGGACCCCACGGTCACAGGAAAGCCGAAGTACTACGCGCAGTTTGCGGGGGACAGCGTAGTCTCCACCAACGGGTCGTTTCTTGTCGGACCTACTCCGAACGCCGACTACCAAGTCGAGCTGCAATACTACTACGACCCGCCGTCCATCGTGGACACGAGCACCTCGTGGCTTGGGGACAACGCACCCACGGCCCTGCTATACGGATCGCTCATTGAAGCGTATACCTTCATGAAGGGTGACGCTGATCTTATGACGGTCTATAAGACCCGATATGACGATGCACTGGCCCAGATCGGCATCGTGGATGTACGTGGTAAGCGCGACAGCTACCGCGATGGCGACATGAGAGTGGAATAAGGAGCTAACCGATGGCTATCACTCAGGCAATGACCACGAGCTTCAAGAAGGAGCTCATGGAGGGCGTGCATAACTTCACGTCGCACACGTTTAAGATCGCGCTGTATACCAGCTCGGCAACCCTCAGCGCGGCCACCACTGCCTACTCGGCTACCAACGAGGTGTCCGGAACCGGGTACACGGCCGGGGGCAACACCCTTACCGTCACTGGCAGTGCGGTTAGCACCAGCGGTACGACGGCTTTCGTGGACTTCTCGGACTCCACGTGGAGCACCTCCACCATCACTGCTCGCGGTGCCGTCATCTATAACTCGTCTGTTGCTGGGAACCCTGCGGTTGCAGTGCTCGATTTCGGTGCAGACAAAACCTCCACCGCTGGCGACTTTACCGTCGTGTTCCCGACCGCGGACGCGGCTAGCGCCATCGTCCGAATCGCATAAGGTGCCGTATGGAGACGTGGGCTGGATCAATCCTTCTGAGTGAGGGGCAGACAGCCTGCGTCCGCGCTCTGGTCGCGTCTTCTGTCGGGATGACTGTGACCATTACGGTTGACCAGCCGCCGATCCAAATCACCTCTCAGTGGGACGGGTCCGGCTTCCAGACCGATTTCGTCGGTCAGGATTACATTGCTGGATACGCGGTCGCAGTTGGCGAAGGCGAGATTAGTTACATGATGAACTACGTTGCGGATGTCGGTGCACTCTCCACAGTCACCATTGACGCACAAGTCAAAGAGGCTTCTGTCAGTCTCGCGGAGGGCTAAATGGCTATTTCCTATGTCGGTGGCCTGACTGCCCAGATCACAGCCATTGCCTCGGCCACGCAATCCATCTCGCTGACATCTCTGGGTCTTGCAGCAGGCGACTTCGTTTTAGTCTCGTATACGACTGCGGCAGGCAGCGATGGGGTCTTATCAGGTAAAATATCCACCTCGGGATATAGCCTAATCACAGAACTCTACGCCAATGGCACGACAAACGACGCCAACATGGCGGTGTTCCAGAAAATCATGGGTGGAACGCCAGACGCAAGTTTGGTTGTAGTTGGGAAGGGCACTTCTGGTTTTGGCACAACCGTTAATGTGGCCGCGTTCCGTGGCGTCGATCCCACAACGCCTCTTGATGTAACGACGACAACAGCCACAGGCACTGGATCAGGCAACGCCAACCCACCAGCCATCACGCCAGTAACGTCTGGCAACGTGATTGCGATTTTCGGCCATTCTGCCACCAGCACGACACTCCGCACATATACCACGGCGTCAACGGCATACATGAGTGGGTTCCTGCAAACCAACAGCGCGGGGACAACGTATGCCAGCACATCAGGCGCAGGGTATGTTTCCGGGCAATCTGCTGGTGTTTCCTACGATCCTGCTGCATGGGCGCTAAGCACCGACAACGCTGGTAACTCTTGGTGCGCCGCAACGCTGGCGCTGCGTCCGGGTATGTTTGTATCCGTATCCGTTACGGGGGTGGCCGCTACTGGCGAGGTAGGCACTGTAACCGTTACCGCAGTTACTGGAGTAACTGTACCCGTCACGGGCGTAACCGCTACGGGCGAACTCGGGACTGTATCGGTTGCGGCTCAAGCTAACGTCTCCACCACTGGGGTAGCTGCCACTGGAGCCGTTGGCACGGTTGCCGTTAGCGCGAAAGCGACGGTATCCCCTACAGGGGTCGAGGCCACTGGAGCCGTTGGCACCGTAACGATTGACTTTGCTATCCACGTATCCGCCTCTGGCGTATCCGCCTCTGGCGCGGTGGGTACCGTGCAGGTATCGGCCGATGCAAACACGACCCTATCGGGAGTTCAGGGCGACGGTACCCTTGGTACCGTAACGGTTACTATTGGAATCCGCGCCAATGTTACCGGAGTGTCGGCCACCGGTGCCGTAGGTACAGCCGTTGTCGTGTTCAACACGATGGTATTCGTAACCGGCGTGACCGCCTACGGGCGCGTCTCCTCCGTGCTTGTATGGGGTAACGTGGTGCCCGCGCAGACCGCAAACTACGCTAGCGTTGCCCCGAACCAGAATCCGGGGTATTCTCCCATAAATCCTGCGCAAACGTCCGTATGGACACCCATCGAAACATAAGGTGCCGCTATGCCCAGCAGCTATACGTCGAACCTCGGCATCGAGAAACCCGGTGACGGTGAACAGTCCGGTACGTGGGGCGATACCGTCAACGACAACATGGATATCCTAGACCGGGCGATCAACGGGGTCCTCAACCTGACGCTCAGCGGCTCCGCCTCGGACCTGCTTACGGGTGATGGAAGTCTGTCTGACGGGCAGTACAAGCTGGTGCTGCTCTCGGGTGCACCGAGCGCTACGCACACGGTCACGATCAAACCAAACGACGCCGAGAAAATCTACTTCGTCACGAACAACACGGCGAGTACCGTAGTGTTCACTCAAGGGTCCGGGGGCAACGTCACGGTTCTCGCAGGTGACGGTGCTGTTATCTACGCCGATGGCGGCGGTACCGGTGCGGCCGTCAGCACCTTCTCGGAGACGTTTTTCCGAAACGCAGTGCGGATCACCGGCGGTACGATCACGGGTATCACCGATCTTGCTGTTGCCGATGGCGGTACGGGGGCCTCCACCGCAGCGGGAGCACTGGTAAACCTTGGACTGACTGCCACCGCGGCTGAACTCAATACCATGGACGGCATTACGGCGACGACTGCGGAGCTGAACATCCTCGACGGTGTTACAGCGACGACCGCTGAGCTGAACATCCTCGACGGCGTGACAGCGACGACCGCGGAGCTGAACATCCTTGACGGCGTGACAGCGACGACGGCAGAACTTAACTACGTTGATGGGGTAACGTCTGCGCTTCAGACCCAGCTGGATGCCAAGCAGCCGCTGGATGCTACGCTGACCGCGTTGGCCGGGCTTTCCACTGGGGCCAACAAAATCCCGATGGCATCTGGCACGGATACCTTTACGCAAATCGACTTCAAAGACGAAGATGATATGGCGTCAAATAGCGCCACTGCGGTCCCGTCTCAGCAGTCAACCAAGGCGTACGTAGACACGGTAGCGGCAGTCACTATCGCTACCTCAGGTACGTTTTCGGGACAATCTACGTTGAGTCTAACCGGGTTAGACTTCACCACATACGCGTATCAGGTTATCCTACGCGGAGTAGTGCCTTCGAGCGATAATACGGACCTCCAACTAACCGTTTCTGCGGATGGCGGGTCCACATATATCACGGCGGGATACTACTATGCGAATACGTTCCTGACCACGGATGCCACCAGCGGCAGTACTCAGGGGGCCTCGGCTGCGAGTGTAAGGCTCAGTGGGTCAGACGGTATCGGTAGTGCGCCCACTGAGTATGGGGTTAACGCAGTGCTGGATATCGCGCAGACAGCGGGCAAGCCAATATCCGTACTTGGGAATATGTCATACGTAACGGGGGCATCCCTCGTAAACGGGGGTACGGTATCCGGCGGTTTGCAAACAGATACGACGGCCATTAACGCACTTCGCCTCCAGTTCGGTGCGGGAACGCTCGAAAGCGGCAAATATACTGTCTATCGTAAACGACTCGCCTAAAGGAGATTCCGCAGCATGGAAGTTCTTGATGCAATCATGAAGTGGATCGTCGCCCCGGTGGCTGCCTTTGTCTGGCTTGTTTACCAGCGCCAGCAAGATCACGCTACGGAGATCGCAGTGCTGAAAGCGCAGGCGGCCTCTAACAAGGAAGCCCACGACCGCGAGTTCAAGCAGCTTCAGGATAACTTCAAAGCTGTATTTGCCAAGCTGGACACCATTGAGGAGGCGTTACGGAAATGACGATCAACGTCTATGAGACTGCCAAGGAATATGAGGGCATCGCGGAGTTTCCCGGTGCTAAGAGGCATAACCCGGAAATCACCAAGATGTTCGCCGCCACTGGCAACAGTTGGGTCACGGATGATGAGACGCCGTGGTGCGCGGCCTTTGTCGGTGCAGTGCTCGCACAGTGCGGCATCCAAGGCACGGGCAAACTGAACGCGCGATCCTACCTTGATTGGGGCCAGAAGGTTGAGCTGAAAAATGCGCGGCGCGGTGACATTGTGATCCTCTCGCGCGGCAACAGCAAGACGCAGGGGCATG